CAGCGTTGAAGGAAATGATCAGGCACCTGAGAAAAGATGCCCAATTTCTGGTGGAAAGTGTTTTGGAGACTCCATCAGATTTGATCTGGATGCTGGGAGGAAGAGAGAAGAAGGGAGCCATCATCACCAAGTATGCTCTGCAGAAGTACCTCGTCCAGAAGAAGGGTTGGACGGGAAGCCGCTGCTGGAGAGCTTTCGACCAGATTAAGGCTGCTCTGGATACTCTGTAAGAAAGGAGAAAACGTGGGAAAAAACAGAGACGAAAAAACGAGGTTCACTCGGATCAAGTTTTCGAAGGGAGATAGGGTTACAAGATGGTGCCTGGGTCACGATGCGTGGACCACTGTGCCGAGATCTCAGACTTCGTGTCCCAGGTGCGGACAAAAATTTTCTGACCTTACTCGAATTTCTAAAAAGGAGGAAATACCATGAATCAAATAGCCGATAAAGCGACGACAGAAGAGCGACCGGTCATGATGGCTTCTCTTCTTACTAAAGATGATAAGCCTTCTGGGATCAAGGTCAAATTTAATTTTCCGAGAGGGGATGGTCGGTTTGGAGATATGATTACTAAGATCAAAAGCCTTCCCGATCGACGTTTCAACTCAGATGATCCGTATGATAAGTATTGGAGAATAGGATTGAGCCTGGAAGCAGGAGAGAAGTTGAAAGAATGGGGATTTGAATTTTCTTCCGGTCTCCAAAAATGGCTCGATGATTTGATCAAGCCGTTTGATGAGAAAGCTTTCAATTTAACGGAACTTGATCCCCGGTTGTTCCCTTTCCAAAGGACGGGAGTGGCTTTCATTGAATCTCGAAAAGGAAGAGCTTTGGTGGCTGACGAACAAGGATTGGGAAAAACTTGCGAAGCCATTTCTTGGTTGAGACTTCATCCTGAATTAAGACCTGTAATTGTTGTATGCCCTGCCTCAATTAAGATGAATTGGAGCATAGAATTTTCAATGTGGGGATTAGACAATGAAAAGATTCAGATCATATCTGGGAAAAAGAATGGATGCGTTCTGACGGGGAGTATCATCATCATTAATTATGATATTCTGACAGCTTGGTTAGAAGCTTTAATTTCTTACAATGCTAAGGCTTTAATTTTGGATGAGGTACATTATTGTAAAGGATCGAATACTCTTAGGACAAAGTCAACAAAACGGTTAGCTAAAAAAGTTTCTCATGTCATTGCACTTTCTGGGACTCCTATCGTTAATCGCCCAATGGAGTTCTTTAATCCCATCAACATGATCCGACCGGACATATTCCCATCCTTTTGGAGATTCGCCCAGAAATTTTGCGGTGCCAGATATAATGGATTTGGGTGGGATTTTACCGGAGCAACTAACACTGAAGAACTTCATAAATTACTGACCGAAACGATTATGTTAAGAAGGCTCAAAAGAGATGTTCTGAAAGACCTGCCAGATAAGATTTATTCAATTGTCCCTTTTGAAATCACTAACCGAAAAGAATATGAAAAAGCATCAATGGATATTATTTCTTGGATTGCAGAGAACATCGGAAAGGAAGAAGCAGATCGAGCCTCTCAAGCAGAAACATTGGTTGAATTTGAAAAATTAAAACAACTTGCTGTCCAAGGGAAGATGGAAGCCGTCAGAGAATGGATTGAAAACTTTTTAGAAAGTGGGGAGAAGTTAGTTTTATTTGCCACACATATTTCAACTTTAGATTTTCTTCAATCTTCATTTCCTGATATTAGTGTTCGGCTTGATGGTTCTACTTCTCAGAAAGATCGACAGACAGCAGTAGATCGATTTCAAACAGATGATAAAATCTGTTTATTCTTAGGGAACACTCAAGCAGCGGGTATTGGAATAACCCTCCATGCTTCCAGTAATGTTGCTCATATCGAATTGCCATGGACGCCAGGAGCTTGGTCACAAGCAACTGATCGTCTGCATAGGATTGGCCAAAAGAATACGGTGAATGTTTGGACTTTAGTTGCTCAGGATACTGTTGAAGAGGATATAGCTGTTCTCTTAAGCAACAAGGCAAAAGTTCTTTCTGAAGTTTTAGATGGAAAGCCTGTCGACGAAGGAACTTTGTTGACTGATTTAATCAAGAAGATCCGAGAGAGATTAAAAAAATGACGGCTAAAATAAAACTTGATTTTTTCCTATTCCCATTATATGATGGGTCTTGCCATCATAACAGAAAGCAGAGAGCAAAAGATGAAAAGAAAGATAAAATCTTAAATCAACTTGGCTGGACAGTATTAAGATTCAAATATTAATCCCGCAACCACCGATTCGAGGGGCCTCCTGATCGGACCCAATAAAAGCCTATTAACCCAGCAGAAACACCGCTTCAGCGGCCTGTTTTCGAGCCAAGATGGCCAAAAAAATGGTATCCTCCGCAGTTTAATCCCGAGGAACAGAGCAGAAAAGAACGCCTCCTTTAAGAAGAGCTTAAAAATTCTTTTAAAAATTTTAAATTTTCCATATAATATAAATGTGCGGAGAGACCAAAGAAAGGAAAAGATCGAATGAAAACTAAAGAAACTGGTGCCGAAGAAAGAAACCAGGGGGACGATCAGCTCGTCTCCCGCCAATTCACCCGACGAGTTCCAGTTAAAAACGTCGACGATATGGGATACTTTATTTTCTGCCCCTTGAACGGTACCAACGACAGGCTGACTTGGAAGATGTGCCGAGCCCGCCAGTCGAAAGGTCTCTGCAAGAACTCGAAGAGCAGTGGCGTAAAGAGGTGCCAGTATTTTAGAAAGACACTGGATTTTCCTGAAAAAGAAAAATCGTTGTAGGAGAATTGTCTATGGCTGTCGCAAAAAATCAGATTGAGGAAATTATCGATGCTATCCAATCCAGGATTGGAAAAACTATGACCAAAATTATCTTAGGTGATTTAACGAAGACGGAGACTTACATCAAGAACAAGTCCTTCAAAGATACGATAAACAGACTCCAACTCAAATATGTGGAGCAGCACTTTAATTTAGATCAAAGCCAAGGCAAAAAGTAAAAGAAGAAGATGCGCTTAACTCAAGAAAAATATAGAGGCGATCCGTGGAAGATACTCGTGACGTGCCTGATGCTCAACAAAACTGCGGGTAGGGTCGCAAACCCAATCATCGAAGAATTTCTCAGGAGGTGGCCGACTCCTGCCGAGTACGCGAAGTCCGCCAGAAAGAGCGAGGTGTTAAGGCTAATCAGGCCGCTTGGCCTGTACAACGTCAGGCTCGAAAGGCTGGAAAAGTTGGCCCGCTCTCTTGTTAAAAAAGTTCCATATGATCAGATACCTGGAGTTGGAAAATATGGAAGAGACTCGTATCTGATGTTCGTCGAGAATCGGCTGGACGTGCTTCCGGATGATGAGAAGCTCAAGGCTTATCTCAGGGAGAAGAAAAAAGAGAGAGGAAGCTCGTGATAGATATCGGCAGGCTTTGCTTCGACTTTAGGATCGATGTCGAAAGTTCCAGAAAAGGATGGGCCCATCTCGACTGCCCATTCTGCGGAGACAGGACTCATCATCTTGGCTACAATCTTCAAAAAGGATATTGATTAAATTTCTTAGCTTTCTTCTTTTTTAAATCTTATAATATATAAGGTTTAAATTTAAAAGAAAGAAGAGGCAGAAAATGTATAGTGTCTATCTTATTCGTAATAAAACAGACGGAAAGATATATATCGGGGCTACCGGTCAAAAATTAAATTTAAGATGGAATGTTCATAAGTCTTCTGGAAGAATTGATTGGCCTCTTTATCAAGATATTAAAAAATATGGAGAACAATCCTTTTATTTGAAGATTCTTCAGTGCTTCAAAAAAAGAGAAGAAGCTTTTAAATTCGAGAAATTATGTATTAAAAAATATAATTGTCTTTTTCCGAATGGATACAATAGAACTATTGGAGGAATGGGGACTAATGGATATCAGTATACTAAAGAACAGAGAAAAGCTCACTCAGAAAACATGAAGATTAAAATGAATACAGATCAAGCCCATTTAAATCAATCAAATGCTTCTAAAGAAAAATGGTCGAAAAAATCATATCGACAGAAAGTTGTTTTTTCTTTAAAAAAAGTAAGATCTGATCCCGAATATAGAAAACAACAGAAGATAAGATCAAGAAGAGCTTGGAGCAATCCTGAACTTCTTAAAAGACACTCTGATAAAATGAAAGAAGTCTGGAAAAATCCTGAGTATCGAAAAAATCAATCTGAATGGTTAAAAAAGAATCATCCTTTAGCCAAACATATTAAGGTTGATGGAATTGCTTATCCTTCAATTGTAGAAGCTTCTCGGCAATTAGAAATTAATTGGAACACTCTTAAAAAACGGCTCAGAGAAAGATTCCCAGGATATGAATATAATTGATTTTTTAAAGTTTTGTCAAGATTATCGAATCGATTATGATCAATCTAAGAGAGGATGGATTAGTATTCGGTGCCCGTTTTGCTCAGATAAGGGCCGTCATTTTGGCTACAACCTTGAGAAGGGATATGGATTCTGCCTCCGATGCGGGTGGCATCCTGTCGACCTGACCATCCAGAGTCTGACTGGATTCAGCAAGATGAAAGCGAAAGCGTTGGTTTCTCTTTACGAGTTGATTCCTGGAAGTGAGGGGGTTTGGACAAACCGAGAAACAGAAAATTTGATTCACGTAGACCACGTCAGGTGGCCAGATGGATGCGGCCCTATGACTGATTCTCACAAGCTTTATCTTCTCAACCGAGGGTTTGATCCAGACGAATTAGAGAGAGAGTGGGAGTTGAAGGGAACTGGAAATTGGGGCGGTCACTCTTTTCGGGTGATCGTCCCTATTTTTTTCGATGGAGAAGTTGTGAGCTGGCAGGGCAGAGACATCACGGATGAGCAAGGGGCGAAGTATCTCCCTTGCCCGAAGGAGTGGGAGGTTCTTCCTTACAAGCACCTTCTCTACGGCCTTGACAAAGCAAAGTGGAAGAAAGCAGTCGTCGTGGAAGGAGTGACTGGTGTCTGGAGGTTGGGCCAGGGGTCGATTGGAACGTTTGGAGCCACGTGGACTCTCTCTCAGCTGCTCCTGATCTCAAAGACATTCGATGAGGTCTTGATTTTCTTTGATGGAGATGAGGCGGGCAAGAGAGCTGCGGAGAAGATGTTCGTCTCGCTGGAAGGCCTCGGCAAAGAGGCTGAGATCCTTGAGCCGATGGGCTGCGACAGCGGAAATATCTCTCAAGATGAAGCAGACGAAATCATGGAGGAGGTGAGGAAATGAATGATTATTTTCTTGTTCAGTTTGCTAAAGAAATTGGGAAAACAACGAGTCAATTAACTCTTTCGGATATGTTAAAATTTAATAAATGGAGATTGGTTGAGAAGAAAGAAGATGAACTAATACAGCTTCCTGTTTCTCGTTATTTTACCCGAGCGACTTCGGGCCTGTAAAAACTTTTAGTAGGAGATTCTTGTAACTTACTGAAATGATAAGACTTAAAAAATTTTTAAAATTTCTCTTTACTTTTTAAAAAAGATGTTTTATGATAGAGCCTGATCT